GACGATATGACCTTTAATGAGGATAGAAATGAACAATGAACCAGTAGCGTGGATGTTGCTAGGATTGGAAGACCGCAAGCCAAAGTTAATTAATTTACAGGTGATTGACCATCTTGAAGGCACATGGATTCCACTCTATACCCATCCAGCAAAGACACTAACAGATGAGGAAATTAAAAGTGTTATGGCTCTAGATGAATGTTGGATTGGTGAAGATTGCAGTATTCCTGACATGATTGCATTTGCTAGAGCAATACTAAGAAAGTCGAGTGATAAATGAAGTACAAAATTGGTGATTTAGAGCTTGAAATGACAGCTCGGCATACCTTACCCTACTATCAGCAACAACATAAGCTCTATGATCGTTTTTTACCCCATCTAGCCAAGTCTTTGACGGGTGACATCATTGATGTGGGCGCTAATGTAGGCGCATTGATGGCAGCAATGGCGCAAGCGAACCCGCAATTAGAGTTTTTTTGTGCAGAGCCTCAAGAACATAATTTTGTTGCGCTGCAACAAAACAAAAAACTTGTGGAGGAGAAACTCCAAACCAAAGTGCGTTTAATGAAGAATACGATTGGTACAGTCGGTGTTTCGCTCAATGCAGTTATTGAGGAATTTGACTATAAGCCTGATTTGATCAAGGTTGATGTAGATGGCATGGATTACGATGTGCTGAACTCGTACAAGTTTGAGCAAAAACCTATGCTTTATTTTGAAGCGGATTACCAAACTGAGTTGCAGTTAGAGTTGTACAAAAAGCTGATCTATGACCTCACTATGAAGGGTTATAGCAAGTTCTTTTTGTTTGATAACTTTGGTGCGCTTGTGGGTAGGGTAGAGCATGACCAGACCAATCACATTGATAACTTATTTGATTACATCTGGACACTCAAACAAAAGCGCAGCACCATGACGATCTACTATCTTGACATTCTGGCGGTGACACCCAAGGATGCGCTAAGAGCAAGCAGATCAGTCAATGATTACTTAGAGCTTAATCTTTAACCAGATGCGCTCATGCAACCAATACAGGGCAATCTTGGAAAACAATTCAACAAAAGCAATGGTGACTGCAAGATGAGCTTGTCCTGTAATGATCCAAGACAACACAAAAGTATCAAGGCTGCCTGTAATGCGCCAAGTGACTGCCTTTAATAGAGATTTGTAATGTGAATCTATCTGCATCCCCAACGCCTTCTAGCAGCCTTGCCCCGCTCACCCTTCCAACTTTTGGATCTAGCACAAAATGACTTATGCCTTGGCCCTGATTTTGTTGGCGCTTTTAGTTTGCTTCCTGTTGCTCGGTTGTATTTCTTTCTTCCTTTGGCTGTTAATCCTCCGCCTTGACTTACTGACAGCTTCTCGCCACGACCAACGGAAAGATTAGTGCTTTTAGGCATACGCTCTAGTTCCCGCTTTATCAATGATTAGGGCTTGCTGACGAGGTTTATTTTCGGGATGGCTTGGTACTGAAATATGTGTCCAGCGATCAAACTCTCTAATGACTTGATCGTAACCTATGCCAGAAGCAATAATTGCTTGAACCACCTCATCTGGTGTCATGTCAGGGATTCTAAGGTCAGCAGCGCACCCAATACGATGCTGGCTAGTGTCTTTAGAACCTACGGCATCGTTTACTTGTTTGCTACGAAACGCTGAGTTAATCATGACGGGCTTGCCACCTAGAACAGTTTTGACTTGCTCTAAAAATGATGCCAAACGGGTTAAATTGGCAATCTCATCAACATTAGGAGTGTTATCAAACTCCCGATGATCGGTATGTGTTAGTTCTTCAAGAGTAAAGTGTTCTGAAAGGTTCATTTTGTCGGTGTGGATTGATGTAGCAGTTGATCTTTAGCTTGACTGCCAGCCGAGCTACCAAAATAAAACGCAATGATGCCTGTCCAAGCAGTACCAAGGCTGCCCAACATAATCATTAGGGCTTGGTTATTGGAATCTACTTTACCAAGCATAAGAGCAACCAAAATACCAAAAAAACCAACTGTAACCAATATAGACAGAACAGGAGGTATAAATGAATTGGTACTTTTCTGCATATCTCTCGCAGAAGACCTATCTTGTACTGCCAGAGTTTCAAAATTAAGGCCAAGCTCTTGAGCTTTTGATTGCAATTCGATTTCAGCTTGTTTAATAGAGGTAATTTGGTCTGCATTCAGTTTGCCGTCTTGAATCGTATCGTTTACTTTGTCCTCATCTATTCCCAAGGCTTTAGATACCGCTGTAACAGCCAAGCCAGCAAGAGGACCGCCAAGACAAGTAGCAATAGTAGGTGCAATTTGTTCAAGCCAGCCCACTTTATAGACCTTTGAAAAAATCTTTTACCTTATCCCATGCTTCTTCAGCAATTTGCTCTACTTCTGCTGGAATGTTAGCAATCTTTTGCTCTAAATCAGCAACTTGCGCTTTTGCCGCATCTAAATCGGCTTGTAATTTCTCTTTGATATTCATAAAAATTCCTTTTATTTGTATCCCCAAGTTAAATAGTACGCAATAATGGCCGCTAAAGCAAAGCACATAAGTTGTACTCTGCGTATGTCCTTTAAATCGTGTTGAAAATCCTCGTTTGCCTTGCGCTCTATATTTTCAATATCTAATTTAATTTTTAATACTGCTTCCCATTCTTTAGCACCGTACTTCTTTACAAAATCTATTTTTAGTTTTGCTTCTTGGTCGCTAATTTGTTTCTTTTTGTTCCAATCTTCTAACGCTTTTATTAACGCTGTTTGCTTCTTTAATTCTGCTTCTCGTAACGCTCTACGCCTTTCTTGCGCTCTTTTTTGTGCTACATCTACCGCTTCTTTTTGGACATCTTCAATCGAACTTCCGATGATTTTGCCAGCTTCTTTACCGCTTTTTACTCCTTCGCTTATCCCCTTTGCACCCGCTAAAAATCCAAATTCATCAAGCACAATATCCTCATAAGCTAGGTTCTATCCCCTATAGACCTTCTCCTGGGGTTACATAAACAGACGCATTGGCAGCATCGCCAATAACTCTTGCATACACATTACCTGATTGACTTACTTGTGGACCAGTAATTACTTTGTAAGCATAGGGTGGCAAAGGAATTACATAGCCAGGACCATTATCAGGTAACGCCACATTAAAACTGTTGGTAGGGCTTATCCATACATAAACAGCGTTATTTATATCGGCATTTGATAAAAAATACTGGTTTGATGAACTATCAGCAGTAATCGTAAACACATTAGATTGCGTATTAGCAGCACCTGTAACGGATACTTTTACCGTTTTCCCCATTGGTTGAAAAGCGATATTATTTGCCATTGATAATCCTTCTGCCTTTTTCTGGCTTGGTAGTGGCAGAATCTTTAGTGTTGCGATTGTCACCAAAATTCCATACGGATGTATAACCCGCTGGCATCTTGCCAGTTAAAGTAGTGTTTAGTCCATCAGCAGAACCATCACGCGGTAACTGTGGGCGAACAGATTTAGCTATTTGTTGATTGTTTTCTGATGAACGCTTGTGGGGTGTACTACCGCTACTACCCGTTGCTTTCGGTTTGAGGCTCATTTTTTGTCCTTTCTTTGACATTGACTATAAGGTAACAAAATACTACGAATATGGCTAATGTTGTCACCCGTTCCCACATGGGATTCCACATTGTCCAACCGCACATGACGCTTGAGGCTATGAGAGCCAGTATCGTAATCAAGCGGTCTGAGATGATTTTTAACGCTAGGCGAATAAGAGTGATTGCATCCATGATTGATCCCCGTAAAAGTTAAACAATTCATAGTTTAACCTTCATCATCATCTACTGCAATAAACCCACTACCCCATTCATCATCCGAGATTTTTTGCTTGAGTTTTTCAATATTGACGGCGCGGTCAATCACTTTGCATTTATCGGTCAAGGAAGCCAAGTCATCATTCATGACTTGTTGAAGCAGTTTGCTAACCGCTGCTTCCAGATCGGGATTTACGCCTTTGGATTTTTTGCTCATCTGTAGTATTTTGGGACATCGCCCATTGGTGTTAGTTTAGATGCAAGTTGAGTTAAACCTAAAGTACCTACCGCGCCCATCACCCATTTACGAGCGGTGGCTGCATCTTTAAGTTGATTGGCATTTTTGTTTGCTGCATTAACAAAAGCGTCACGCTCTGCTTGAGTAATGTATCCGTCTTTAAGCATCTTGTTAGCCGCTGACTTAATTGCTCCAGGGATTTCTTTAGGGCTCATTTTTGACAAATCATTGACCAAAGAGTTGTATTCTTTTTCAACTCCGTTAATCTGTTCCATAGTCTTTTCAGCTGCGCCCAGACGCTGCTTGAGTTTCACCTCAGCTGGACGGGCTCTGGCCTCACTACGAGCCAACATTTTTTCCATTGGTTCAGCAGCTTGGATTGTTTCAGACAATCGTTTTTGAGCAGTTTGAGACATACCCGTTAAGCGTTTTTGTTCTTGCTCGGCAGCTTTAGCGGCTGCTCCAGCAATTTTCTCGCCTTCCTTGT